AAACAAGGATTAGGTATTATTGAACAAGCTTTACAAATAGCAAATAGTAAAGGTGCTTTTAAATTAGAAGAATCTTCTACAATTTTTACAGCATTAACTGTAGTTAAAAATACCTTACAAGAATCTGTAGAATCTGTAGAATCTGTAGAAGTTAAAGAAGAACTACCAAAAGTTAAAACTAAGTAATTAAACTATAACCCAACCTGAGAAATCTAGTTGGGTTTTATAGGTATAAAACAAAATTAAAAATATGAATGGATTTTTGTTAAAAGATGGTGTTCTAACTGTAGAAGATCAGTTATGGGGATTGGAACCCTTTAAAAAAATATTAAAGCGCGATAAGAGTCGTAATAAAGATTTAGCATTAAAAGAGATGTTATTTATATATTACTATACAGATATTAAATCTGATTATCTAATTATAGATATTAAATTTAGAACTGAAGAAATCATAAAAGATTTACAACTTTCTGATAATTGGAAAATAGATTCTGTAATGCAAGATGCAATTAATTTCTATGAAGAAAGAAGTTTAACTGTTATTGGTAAATTGTATAAAAATGCTTTATTAGCTGCTAATGATATATCAGAATATCTAACTAAGACTAAAGAGTTATTAGAAGAACGTGATGATAGAAACAAACCAGTGACTACTCTAACAACTATTGTAGGTGGTATTAGTAAGATTAAAGTTGTAATGCAGGATTTAAAAGCTGCAGAAAAAGAATTGATTAAAGAGAAAGTAGAAACTGAAGGGCGTATGAAAGGTCAACAACAAATGGGTATGTTTGAATCTGGCTTACAAATAAATTAATTATGGAAAATTGGCAAAAATGTCCATTATGTAATGGAACAGGAAAAGATGTTGTAACTAAAATAAATGAAACCTCATCTATATGTACAGTATGTAATGGTAAAAAAATAATATCAATGTTAACTGGTAAACCACCAAAATAATATGGAAGAATTACACTTTGGAAAAGAAGCAAGAGATAAAATTATAGAAGGGATTAATGATTTAAATAAAGCAGTTAGTTCAACAATGGGGCCAAATGGAGCTACTGTTATAATACCTAATAAAAATAAATATGGTGAATATATTATAACTAAAGATGGTGTTTCTGTTGCAGAACAAATTATATTTAAAGATCCATTAAAAAATATTGGTGCAAACTTAATTAAACAGGTTGCTAGAAAGACTGTAGAAGATGCTGGAGATGGTACAACTACTAGTATAGTATTAGCTACAGCATTTGTTAACAATCTAAAAGATTTCAAATCTATAGATATTAACAAAGCTTTTAATGAAATTATACCAAAAGTCATTGAACAATTAAAACTTAATTCACGAGAATTAAAACATGAAGATATTAAACACGTTGCTAGCATATCTGCTAATAATGATTTACAGATTGGTGAACTTATTCAACAAGCTTATAACCATTCTGATATAGTTAAAATTGAAGAGAGTTCTAATATAGAAGATATATTAGATACACTACCAGGAATGTCACTTCCAGTAAGTTACTTTTCTAAACATTTTATTACAAACCAATCTAAAGGAACTTGCGAATTTACAAATGTTAATACTTTAGTTATTGATAGTAAGTTAGAAAAGTTAGAAAACTTTAGATCTATACTAGAATTAACACAGCAACCTAATAGTTCATTATTAATAATTGTTGAGGATATTCACGAACAAGCTCTTAGAAAGCTTGAAACTTTTGTTCTATCACAATCATTACCGATATGTGTTATTAAGTCACCAGGCTTCTCTAAACACCGTAAAGATTTATTACAAGACTTATGTTACTTTACAGGAAGTACATTAATTACAGATATATCTAAATTTTATAATACAGATGTTCTTGGTAAATTACAATCTTGTAAAATATCTAAAAATAATAGTATATTAGTTAAAGATGATTCTATAGATGTTTCTGATAAATTAGAAAACCTAATTGAATTATCTAAAAATATAGAATTAGCTGAACACGATAAAGATTTAATTAAACAACGTATTGAATACCTTAAAGGTAAAATATCTATTATTAAAGTTGGTGGTAAATCAGAACTAGAAATGAAAGAACGTTTTGATAGATATGATGATGCTGTTAAAGCGGTGGCTTGTGCATTAGAAGAAGGGATTGTTGAAGGTGGTGGTATTGCATTAGCTAATATAGCTTTAAATATAACAGATACAAAAGATATAATTTTTAAAATAACAGATGCTTTATGTTCTCCAAATAATACAATTATAAATAATGGTTCTGAAATAAATAATAATAATATGTTTGAACAGAATATTATAGACCCATTAAAAGTAACTAGATGTGCATTAGAAAATGCAGTATCAGTTGCTAAAGTTATACTAAGCACCGAAGCTGTAGTTTTAAATTCTGAAGAATGGATGAAATAAAATCCCTTTATAAAATGAATAAATTCCAAACTCCTTTAACTGAGGAAATTAAAAACTCAGTTCCAAGGGAGGTTTGGTTAGAATTGATAGATATTATAAGTTCAATTACTTTTATTAAAAATTTAATTAACACAGAAGATATTAGAGGTTATGCTAAAGACAAACCTAAATCTAAAGATTATGAAGATGGTAGAATAGAAGTTGATTTAACTAATCCTCACATATTAGAGGATATGGATTTCTTTAGAGAGAAAGCTTTATTTTTTGAAAAACACGGTAAATATACACATCTTACACCTAATCCAAATCCTAAATCAGAATATGGAATGTTTTGGAAACAAGAATTATATAGATGGAAATACGGATTAGTTAGAGAATCAGATGGTGAATGGATTCCTGGAGAATTATATTTCTATTGGAATTATTCTCCAATTTGGTTAGTGGAACAAGCTGGTACACAATCTGATGGTGCTAAATCACAAGGTGAACGTGTACGTAAGTTTGCTAAACCTTGGTTAGGGGATTACCTATTTCACCATTATGTTGAACAATGTAAACGTAGAGGTAAACATGGTAAGATGCTTAAATGTCGTGGTGTAGGTGCGTCCTTTAAGGCTGCATCTTGGAGTCCACGTAACATTTATGTATATCCAGGTTCTGGTAATCCTAATTTTCATTTAGCATCTGATAAAGGATTCTTATCTGGAGATAAGGGTATATGGGGTAAAATTGTAGATTGTTTAGATTGGATTGCAGAAACAACACCTCTTGAGAGGATGAGAGTTGTAGATAGAGCTGGTAGTACATTAGAAATACAATTAGGATTTAAAGATGAATATGGTGTACGTAAAGGTAACTTAGCTTCTGTGCATGGTATATCATTAAAAGATAACCCAGATAAAGCTAGGGGTATTAGGGGGCCTTTAATTCATTATGAAGAAGATGGTCTTTTCAATAATCTTGAAAAAGCTTGGAACGTAAATAGAAAAGCTGTTGAAGATGGTAATACCACATTTGGATTTATGATCGCTATGGGTACAGGAGGAGTCGAAGGTGGTTCATTTGAAGGTTCTGAAAAACTATTTTATAGTCCCGGAGCATATAATGTTTATGGTATTCCAAATGTATTTGATAAAAACGCAAATGGTGATACTTTATGTGGTTTCTTTTGGGGAGCTTATATGAATCGTAAAAACTGTTATAATGAAGAAATAGGAGAACCTGATATTATTAAAGCTTTAATTGAAATATTATTAGATAGACATTTAGTTAAATATAGTTCTACAGATCCATCTGCAATTACTCAAAAGAAAGCTGAGGAATGTGTTACTCCACAGGATGCAATTATGCGTACCGAAGGTACAGTATTTCCTGTATCAGATCTTAAGGATTATTTAGAAACCATAATGGTTAGGAAAGAATCATTTTTAGCTGAACATTATGTTGGAGAATTAGTTAGAACAGGTGATGGTAAACTTAAATGGAGATTAAATAATGATAAATTTCCATTACGAAGTTATGATAAAGATAATGCTAATCGTGAAGGTTGTTTAGAAATATTTGAAATGCCTTCAGAAAATGCGAATGGTGAAATAGCACATGGTAGATATATTGCAGGAATTGACCCTATTGATGCTGATTCAGGAACCTCTTTATTCTCAATTCAAGTAATGGATTTATTTACAGATAGAATTGTTGCAGAGTTTTCAGGTAGACCTAGATTAGCAGAAGAAGCTTATGAAATATCACTAAGATTGTTAGAATTTTATAATGCTATTGCTAATTATGAAAAAAACTTAAAAGGTTTATTTAGTTATTTTGATAAAAAGAATGCGTTATTTAGGTTATGTGATACCCCTCAAATTCTTAAAGACATGCAAATGACTAAAGATATGGGGTATGGTAATACATCTAAAGGTACAATGGCTAACGCTGAAGTAAATAAGTGGGGTAGAAAGTTGCAAGCTGATTGGATGAATACTTCTTTAGAAGATGAAGAAAATCCTGGTAAATTAAAACTACATACATTAAGAGGTTTGGCATATATTGAAGAATGTATTAAATGGAATTCTGATGGTAACTTTGATAGAGTGTCAGCAGGTGGTATGTTATTTATACTTAGAGAAGATAGATATAAAAGAACACAATCTGCAATAGCTAATAAAGATAAACAAGTTGAAACGTTAGCAAATGATAAATTTTTTAATAGAAATTTTAATAAACCAAACGCTATGAACGGAAAACAAATACACTATTAATATATAATAAATTATTTTGAATTAGAATTAAAATGTTGTATATTGTAAAGTTAAATAAATTTAAATAAATGGAAGGACGTAATTTAAGAATGCAACAACCTCGACAAAGGTTACCATATAATAAAAAAGATAAAGATTGGAGAAAAGATAATATTGATTTTTCAGATAAATATTCTTTTTATCACGATGATGGCGTAAGGCGTACATTTAAAAATAAAATTATTAATTATAATCTTTATAATGGTATTTTAGATATGCAGGATTTAACAGAAGTTGTTAACCCTCATCATTTAGAAGCTAGTTATGTACCTCAACAAATACCTCATATTCCAATTATTGTACCTAAGATTGATTTATTAGTTGGTGAGGAAATTAAACGTAGATTTGATTGGTCTGTTATTGTAACTAATCCTGATGCAATTACTAAGAAAGAGGATGATAAGAAGAAATTTTTATTTGAAAAACTTAGTAAAATGTTAGAAGAAAACTATCAAGAGGATGAATTAAAACAAAAAATGGATGAGTTAGGTAAATATATGAAATATACTTGGCAAGATCTTCGTGAAAAAATGGCTAATCAAATTCTTAGACATTATTGGCAAGAGTTAAAATTTGCTGAAAAGTTTACAGATGGTTTTAAAGATGCTTTACTTGTTGCAGAAGAAATATATTTAGTTGATATATCTCACGGAGAACCTACTTTTGATAAATTAAACCCATTAAAAGTTCATGCTATTAGAACTGGTAATTCCAATAGATTTGAAGATGCTGATATTATTATAATGGAAGATCATAAATCACCTAATCAATTAGTAGATGAATATTATGATGAACTTAAACCTGAAGAAATTGATTATTTATTAGAATATTCTACAAGATCAGGTAAAGGTACATATTCTGACGATCAAGATAATCATACATTATTTAGAGATAGAACAGACTCTGCAGGATTATTTGAAAGTATGACTCAAATGGCTGAATTAAATGGTCATTATTTTAATACTAATTATACTGATGAAAATGGTAATATTAGAGAATTAAAAGTTAGATGGAAATCATTACGTAAAATTAAAAAGATTAAATTCTATGATGAATATGGTGAGGAGCAATTTAGATTTGAATCTGAAGAATATAAAACAGATAAAAATTTAGGTGAAGAATCAACAGACTTTTGGGTATCTGAAGGTTGGGAAGGTGTTAAATTAGGTAAAGATATTTATCTTAAAATGAGACCTTTACAAGTTCAATATATTAAAGCTAATAATCCATCTAAAGGTCATCTAGGTATAATTGGACAAGTATATAATACCAATCAAGGTAAAGCTGTATCTTTAGTAGATAGAGCTAAAAATTTCCAATATATGTATGATGTAATGTTTGATAGACTTAATAAAGCTATATCTACAAATTATGGTAAGATATTAGAACTTGATTTAGCTAAAGTACCAGCTAACTGGGAAATTGAAAAATGGATGCACTTTGCAGTAGTAAATAAGATTGCAGTAGTAGATTCATTTAAAGAAGGTCAACATGGTCATTCTACGGGCAAACTTGCTGGTAATATGAATACAGTTGGTGGTAGAGCTATTGATATGGAAACTGGTGCTTATATACAACAACATATACAATTACTTGAATTCATTAAAATGGAAATGGGTGAACTTTGCGGTGTATCAAGACAACGTGAAGGTCAAATTTCTAATAGAGAAACTGTAGGAGGTGTAGAACGGTCTGTAAATCAATCAAGTCATATTACTGAATATTGGTATATGCAACATGAAGCTGTTAAAATTAGAGTGTTGGAAGCATTTTTAGAAACAGCTAAAATTGCATTAAAAGATGTTGAGAATAAAAAAGTACAATATATCTTAGATGATCAAACTATTGAGATTCTTAATATGGAAGGTGAAACTTTTGCTGAATCTGATTATGGGTTATTAGTATCTAATACACCTAAAATTATAGAACTTGAACAAGCTATTAAACAGTATGCTCAAGCATTTATTCAGAATGGTGGTTCAATGACTACAATTATGGATATTTACTTTAGTCCATCATTAATGGATATGAGACGTAAGTTAGAAATTGCTGAAGAACAAATGCAACAAAATCAATCTCAACAAGCACAAGAAGCTAATAAAACTCAACAAGAAGCTAATGCTGCTATGGTTGATTTAGAAAATAGAAAACTTGAACTTGAAGATTTAAAAAATCAAAGAGATAATGAAACTAAAGTTTATATTGCAGAATTAGGACAAGATAATGATAAAAATGGGATTGTTGATGATGGTATTGGAGATCCTTTAGCTCAAGAAAAATTTCAATTTGATATAAGTAAAGCTAGAAGTGATTATAATCTTAAATTAAAATCTTTAGAACAAGATATGATTAAACATAATGATGATGTAGAATTAAAGAAAGAATCAAATCAAATTTCTAGAATTAAAAAGAAATCAACAACATAAACGCTATGGGCGAGATTTAACCAACTAAGAATTTTACAATTTTTAGTTGGATTTCGTTATAAAATAGATTATCTTTGCAAACTTAGAATAAAACATAACAATAATAAATAATCGAATGGAAGACGATAATGAATTAGGTATGGGTTTATTTGAAGGAAACCAAGAATTAAATTTTAATTTTGCGGTTCCTGAAGATGACAATATCGAAGAAGAAGAAAATGAAAATAACATAAATGTAGAAGATACTACATTAGACAATAATAACCACGTTGAGGACAATAGTTCAGAGGAAGTAGACGAGGAAGATGTTGAAGATGAAGGTGGTGAAGGCAGTGAGTCTTCTTCCAACTTATATTCTTCTTTAGCTGCCTTTGTTCACGAACAAGGTTTACTACCTTCTCTAGACATCGATTTAAAAGAAATTAAATCTGCTGATGATTTTGCTAATGTCTTTAATAAAGAATTAGATATTCAAGCGGAGTTAAGATTAAATGATTATTTAGCAAACTTAGATTTAAATAAAATAGGTATTGCTAAAAAAGATATTCAAGACCTTAACACTATTAATTCTGACTCATTAAAAAATGACATTGATTTAGCTAAACGTATAATTTACGATGATTATCTTAATCAAGGTTTAGATGATAAAAAAATTAATAGAATGATGAATCGTTTAATTGATTTGGGGGAAGATGCTATTTTAGAAGATGCTGAAGAATCATTAGAAAGTCTTAAAGAATTTAAAAATCGTGAGATTGAAAAAGAAACTCAATCTTATAAAGAAAAGTTAGAAACTGATAAAATTGAACAATCTAGATTAGATGAGCAAATGAAAAAAACCATTTATGATTCTAAAGATTTAATATCAGGATTGAAACCAAATAAATCATTGCAAGATAAAGTTTATAAATCTATTAATGATATTGTAGGTAAATCTCCAGATGGTGCTTTTGAAAATAAATTCATGCGAGAACGAAGAGAAAATCCATTAGAATTTGAAATTAGAATGTATCACTTTTATGAACTTACAAATGGTTTTAAAGATTTAAGTAAAATTTCAACAACTGCTAAATCAAGTGCTGTAAAAGATTTAGAGCAAATTGCACGTAAAACAAAACTAAAAGATAATGGTACTCCATTATGGGCACAAGATGAAAATACATATAGTAATTTTTCTGGACATGTCCTAAATATATAATAAAACAGATATTTAAAGGTTACGTTAAATATTTGCAATTAACAAGTAACTATAAAAAACAAATAAATAAATATGAGTGCAGGTAAATTTATCATGACTAAGTCTCAAGCTTGGTCTGGGCTTACTTTAAAAAATCACATCTCTCAATTGTTTGGTTCTCAACCACAATTGATTTCCCCTTTGACAACTGTATTGTTGCAAAATTCAGGAATGAAAAATTTGGATACAACCTTATCGTTATTCCCTGAGAAAATTATTGCTACTGCAGATGATTTTGTATGGAAAGTTGTTGGTTCAGATGAACGTAATATTGCGTTAGTTGAAGCTAGATATAATGGAGCTGTTGTAGACGGTAACACTGTAGGTGTTGGTGCGGCTAGAGCAACATTTGAAATGGTATTCGCTGAAAAATGGTTTACAAAAATGCATTTGATTGCTGGTAATAGACCAGATACATATCAAATGAGAATTATTGAGGATCCTTATGAAGAAGGTTCTAATTATGTTTATACTTGTGAAGTATGGGGTGGTCAAGAATCTCTATTAGGTATTCCAGGAGATGAATTTTTACCAGGAAACAGATTCTCTATTGAGGGTGCTCCTGTTGAGGATGAGTTATCAATTCAAGGTGCAGGTATTCAATTTACTTCCCCTTTCTTAATGAGAAACTCTGTTACTTCAATTCGTATGGAACATAAAGTTTCAGGTGCGATGATTGATTGTAAAATTCAACCAGTATATCATGCAGGTATTGAAACAAGAGACCCTAATACAGGGAAAGTGCATAGTTCTACAACTTGGATGCAAGAAGTTTATTGGCAGTTTGAAAAAGCTTTGTCTCGTATCAAATCTCGTACTATCATGTTTGGTAAAACAAATCGTGATGAAAATGGACGTTTCTTGAATAAAGGTAATGCTAATATTGAAATTAAAGCTGGTTCAGGAATTCGTGAACAAATGGAAGTTTCTAACACAACTTACTACAATAGATTTTCTATTCGTATGTTAGAAGATTTACTATCTGAATTATCAGAAGGTAAGTTAGATTGGGGAGAAAGAAAATTTATGTTGCGTACAGGTGAAAGAGGTGCAGCACAATTCCATAGAGCTGTAGCAGAAGTTGCTTCAGGTTGGGCATCTTTAGGATTTGATAATACAGGTACTAATGCAATTAAAAATGTGTCTTCTAAATTTCACGCTAATGCATTTTCTGCAGGATTCCAATTTACAGAATATAGAGCCCCTAATAACATTCACGTAATGTTAGAGGTTGACCCAATGTATGATGATAAAGTTCGTAATAAAATTCTTCACCCAGATGGTGGTGTAGCTGAATCTTACAGATATGATATTCTTTACATCGGTTCAATGGAAGAGCCTAATATCCAAAAAGTAAAAGTTAGAGGTTCTGATGAATTGCGTGGATATATGGCAGGTATTAGAGATCCTTATACAGGTCGTAGAGGTGGAACAATGCAATTGATGGAAGATTCTGCAACAATGACTGCTCTTGTAGAAGGGGTTGGTTCATTGGTAAAAGATGCTTCTAGAACTGCATCTTTGATACCATCATTGTTAAACTAATCAAGTCAATTAGAATAGTATTCTAATTACTGACACGTAAGTGTTTAAAATAAATAGGGGGTGTAAAAGCTCCCTATTTAACTAATTATAAAAATCTTTCGGAAGAAGACAAATAAAAAGAAGAATGGAAAAAACAATTAAAGGTAATTTTACATTACCAAATGAAATAGTTACGCTTAGATATATTCATAGAAATAGAGGAATGGCCGCTAATGTAGATAAAAATCACGTAATTGCAGGTGGTTTATTATCAAAAGCAGTTCGTAAGTTTTGTACACCTCTTATGAGAAATGGGTCAATTGCTAATATTTTAAGTAATGATGAAAAAGAATATTTAGAATCTATTACAGGTTTAAATTTATCTGTATATGGTGATTTTTGGAATACATTTAGAGTAGCTTTACATAAAGAAGATGCTAACAATAGATTAGATTTAAGTAATGCAATGGATTTTATTTCATATAAAATTTTAGATTCATTAAAGAATGAGATCGCTCCCAATTGGGTTAGTCGTAATTCTAAACAAACTTATCAATTTGCAATTTGCAGAGAAAATGAAGAAATGTTAGAATCTAAAGGTAAATATGATGCTAAAAAAGAAGCATTTAAAATGTATGGTAAAATCGAGGATGATAAAGAAAAATTACTTAGTGTTCTTAAATTACTTACAAACAAACCTATTTCACCAGAAGTTAAGTTGGATTGGTTGCAACATAAAGTTGAAGAATTTATTGACAATGAAGCTGTCAAATTTGTTAGTGTAATGAATGATAAAACTCTTTATACAAAAATGTTAATTAATACAGGAATTGATAAAGGTGTAATTGTTAAAAAATCAAATAAATATTCAACGGAAGATGGTTTAGATCTTTGTAATTCAGGAGAAATTGCTACATTTGATAATGCAATCGCTTATTTAGATAATATAAAGAATCAAGATGTTCGCAGTTTGATCGAAGCCAAGATAAATAAAAAATAACTATGACTAACTTAGAGTTTAAAAATGAATTTTTAATATCTTACAATGCGATTGCAAGTAATTCGGCACCGGGAATAGATGATTACGAACTTAGTGTTTACTTAACTCGTGCACAATTAGAAATTGTTAAAAATTATTATGATCCTTTAAGTAATCGTAAACAAAAAGGTTTTGAAGCTACTGAAAAAAGACGTAGAGATTTAAATCAATTAGTAAAAGATTATAAAACAACTGATACAATATTAAATGATTTTAATATCGATTCGTTAGCAAAGTTTTATATAGTACCTAATGATTTATTTTTAATAGTTAACGAAAAAGCTAAAGTAACTTCAGAGGATTGTTATAATAGTAAAACTTTAACTATTAAACCAATGTCTTATGACGAATATGATATTCAGATTGATAATCCATTTGAAAAACCAAATGAGAAAATTGCTTGGAGATTAGATTTATCAAATGTTAATAATGTTAAAGTTGTTGAGATTATATCACCTTATAATATTTTAGGATCATTGGAATATCAAATTAGATATATTAAATATCCAAAACCTATTATTATTACAAATTTAAACACCACTTTTCCATCAGACAATTTAACAATTGATGGAATTTTTGCAGAAACACCTTGTGAATTAAATGCAGAAATCTGTAGAGAAATATTAGATAGAGCTGTACTATTGGCTCTAGCAGATTATCGTCCACAGAATTTACAAGTAAAAGCTCAAATGAGCCAAACAAATGAATAAATAAATATTATTATAAATTAAAACAAATTAAATTATGTTTACACCAAATATGACAGGTGAGATGATGATTGGAAATGCAGTAGCCACAGAAACAACTTCTGCTACTTTTATTGCTACAGCATCAGACAAAGAATTAAAAGTAATTTCTAAAGATGGTACTGCTGTTGCAGCTAAAAAACCATTTTATGTTTTACAAAAAGCAGATGGAATTCCTGGAGGATTTGAATTTTCAGATAAAGTTGACCCTCGATATGTGGAAAAAGTTACAGTTACTACTTATTCTGCTGAAGTATTGGGTTCTTATAAAGTAGATGGTTTTAACACTGCAGGTGTTGTAGCAGCTAAAAGAACTTATGAAGTTGAAGTTAGATTGGAAGATCAATTATCTCCTGAAAACTTTACAACTATTCAAGGATATTATGTAACAGGTCAAGTAATTGGTTCTGATACACCAACAACCGTTAGAGATGGTGTTTTATTATCTTTAAATAAAAATCTATCTAATCGTGGAGCAGATGAATTTACAGCAGTTGCTGACGGTACTGGAATTTTAATTACAGAAAAATATCAAGCAAACCGTGTTGGTAGAGATACTGGTCGTAAATTACAATTTACTGTTAAAGGTAAAGTTTTTGAAAATGTACCTACAAATGGTGAAAGTTCAAATCTTGGACTTTTAATTGCAACTCAAATAACAGTACCGAAACCTGGAAATGGAGATGGTAAATGGGTTACTAATGCTGAGTATGTTCTTAAAGGATTTAAATATGATCCATCAAGAGAATACGGATTTCCAGCAAATTTTGGTAATTTAACACCAACATATGCTTCTGGATCAGGAGTATATAATCTTATTCATATTAAACATTATATGCCCCGTACAGAAACTTCTGTGGAACGTCAATATAAAGTTTTAACTATTGCAGTAGATAAAGTAACTGATACATTGGCAAACAATGCTAATACTAACTCCATTCTTACTCAAATTAGAACAGCAGTTGATACATACGCAACTGTACCAGCTAACTTAGCAGTAGTATAATAACACAAATAAATAATAACCTAAAAAGGCTGATTGTAAACATTAATTTGTACGCAGTCAGCTTTTTTTTTACACAAAAATATGGCAGCAGCAGCGATACAGAATTTTGAAATATTAAATGACGGGCAACAACTTGCAATTGATGTAGAAACTATTGAAGGGAGTTTAATAACTTCAATCAAATTATGGAATATTGATGCTTTTAAAGATGAATCTTTAAGTATTGATTTAGATTATAAATTAGAACAAATTAATAATAAAGAAGTTTTTATAGTTACTGCTACAGAATTAAATATACCTTCTTTTACAGATATTTGGTTCATTGAAATTGAAAGTGATTATGAAGGTACAGAAGGTTGTACAAGTTGTCAAGACCCTGCATTAGGAATTACTTATAATTTACAACCTTATTATAAATGTATGTTAAATTATTTATTAGAATCAGAAAAATCTATAGATAGTAATTCTATAAATGCTTATTCAAATAATTTAACAATTACTGTAAATTTATTAATTGACTCTATTGAAAAATCATTAGATGTTGGATATTATTTACAAGCAATTGAAATGTTAAATAATCTTAAAAAACTTTGTAATATTTCTAAATGTAAAAATTGTCAAACAGTTATATGTAGTTCTTGTAGTAAATTTATACAACAATAATTATGCAACAAATAAATGAAAAATCACATTATTCTACAATAATTAGCTCTTTAAATAAAGAATATAAAAAAACTAAAATTGGTAAATCAATGACTCCAAATGACATTTATTTATTAGATGTTATATATAATTTATTACAAGGATGTTGTTTAGAATTAAGTAATATAGAAACTAAAAAGCTTTTAAAAATATATAATACTCTTTCACATACTTCTAAAATAATTTGCAATAATAATTATCAAGAAATTTATCAAATGAGTAAAAAGAATAAATTTATTCAAGCTGAAAAAACAGACTGCAACACAATACCATTACAACCAACTATAGATAAAATTTATTATTGGCAAGAAGAATCATATATTACTATAATTGATGATATAATTCCATTAACATACATTGAAAATTATTTTACAGATAAATTATTTGATAAATATTCTAATTTTAAAGATATAGGTAAAACTATAAATTATGAAAATGTAGGTAGAATTTGTTTTTATGCTACAGAATCAGATGATCAAAAATTTATAGTTACAGATATATTAAATAATGACGTTACTGATATATTTGATATTGTATATTTAGTCGATTCAAATGATACAATATTTGTATCCAAAGATTTTTATACACCTAGCGATATATTTTTTAAATTTACAAAAACAAACAACACAAACGATTCAATATTTGATATTGAATTTAATAACATATTTCAATAATGAGTAAAGAACAAATAAAAACACAAATAGATACAGATATTACTAATAAAACATCTGTAAAAAGTATTTCACCGTCAAACGTAGGTGGAAATATGAAAAACGTTGTAGACCTAATTCCAGATGTAAAAACAAATGGAACTGTTCTTGCTGTAAGCGGTTCAAAAGCTACTTTACAATATGATATAAATAATGTAAATAAATCAGGAGGTTCAGAAGTTAAATTACCAACAACAATAGAAGTTGGTAAAGAAGTTTTATTTTTAGCAAGTAATTATGCAGGAGCAGTTAGTGTTTATGTAAATGATGCAGGAGATATAAAATTATCAGGTGGTGCAAATGGTATATCAGGAAATCAACAAAGTTTACAAATAAATGCAAATGAAGCATATAGATTTATATATAGAACTGATAATTATTGGTATTTTGAAAAAATAATAGATATACCTACAAATTTATATCAATTACAGTCTGAAAGAACAACAGATGGAACTTTAGTTACTAATTCAAATTTCAAATATCCAACAGAACAAGCGGTTAAAACATATGTGGACGCAAAAGATTCAAGACCTTATAAAATTTATACTGCAATTCTTTTTCAAAATGGAACAAACTCACCAACTGCAATCGTATTGGAAAATACCTATGGAGTAAATTTTAATTGGTCAAGAACAGGAATTGGAAACTATAAAGTTTCAAATTCTGAAGGTGTTTTTGTTAATGAAAAGACAATTAGTTTTTTTAATAATTCAGACGACCAAAGATCAATATCTTCTTTTTATGATTCAATAAACGATTATTATGTATCTCAGTTTTTAATAAACAGCTCAGGAGACCCAAACATATCACCTTTTGATGGTTTCTATAAAGCAATGATAGAAATTAGAACTTATAATTAAAAATAATAAATATGGCAAATCAATATAGTGCTGATGTACCTAAAGGATTCAATGTACCTAAGCAGGTACGATTAGATTCAATAACAAGTATTCAAAATGAAAATACTCTTAAAAATTTAGGCATCGGTAATAATTTAGCATTTAAATATTATGAAGGTTTAAAAGTTTATTGTAAAGATGAAAAAACAGAATATGTTTGGAGAGAAGTTATAGGTCTTGAAACAGGATTATTAGATATATCTTTTATTTACCCTACTTATAATACAGTAGATGGAATTAATTATTCTGGAAAATCTTTTAATTTCTTTAGTACTGATATTATGAATTTAGATCCTTTAGAATTTAATGTTATAAATAAAACTGTATGGAATAATGGATTTAATAATTTACCAGCAAATACTTCTTTTGGAGAAAACTCTTTATCAAGTATAACTACAGGTGATTATAATTCTGCATTCGGAATGAGTTGTTTAGAGTTTAATACAACGGGTGGAGGAAATGTTGCTGTTGGTATCAGTGCGTTGAGAGAAAATACCACAGGTTCTAATAATACTACTTTAGGTGTAAATGGACTATACTCTAACACTACAGGAAGTTCAAATACCGCTATCGGTTCTACAGCTTTGTTTGCGAATACTACAGGGGGTTCAAACACTGCAATAGGGCAATCAACATTATCTGAAAATGTAAATGGTTCTTTTAATACTGCAATTGGTAGATCAACTTTGTCTGCTAATTCAACTGGTTTAAGAAATACGGCTATTGGATACCTTTCACTATCTACAAATACTACAGGAAATGATAATACAGCTATAGGTGTAGATTCACTAACTGCTAATCTAAGTGGAAGTAAAAATACAGCTTTAGGACAATTAGCAGGGCGTTATTTTGGCACAAACTCTGAATTAACAAATGCAACTAATTCTATTTTTTTAGGAGTACAAACAAGAGCGTTAGTAAATAATTCAAATAATGAAATAGTTATAGGATATGATGCTGTAGGTGCAGGGAATGATACTATCACATTAGGAAATGTTAATATTGTTAGAACAGTGCTTAGAGGTGTAGTTGCTAATACTACAGCTTATACCGTTTCCACATTACCTACTGGAGCTAGAGGAGACAGAGCGTATGTGACAGATGCTTTAACACCAACATCTTTAGAAACTTTGACAGGTGGTGGAAACGTAACTTGCCCAGTGTTTTATAATGGAGTAAATTGGGTCAGTAATTTATCTTCCAATAATTCAGATTTAACAAATTTACAAAAAACTATTACGTATCCAGCAGACTTTACAGGTACAAACTATACTATAACAAATGCAGATAATAACTATACAATAATAGTAGATAATACTACCACTGCAGTCACTATAACAGTACCTAGTGGACTAATGTCTAAAATAGGAGTAGGTTTTATACAAAAAGGAACAGCAGATGTGACATTTGTAGCTTCAGGAACAACAATTCAAAATCCTATAGGGCTAAAAAGCAAAGGTCAATATTATCAAACATTTATTGAACAAGAACTTGCTACAAACGTAATATATCTATTAGGAAATACTAAAGTATAGGATATGAATAATTTTAAAAAAAACATATTTAAAAGTATGATAGATATAGTTGTAGTTACACCTTCTATAACATTTTCACCTAATACCCCATGTATTTCTGACGCAGGGATATTTGACACTACTCTTACAGGAACAGTTACTATTATTGGAGCAAGTTATGAATTTAGAGCTACTGCTTATACATATTCATCGCCTGCAGGAAGTATAAACACAGCAGTTTCTATGAACGGATTGACAAATATGATTGCAGAAAGAACAACTATAGGACAGTCTATTTCAGCTTCTTCAGTAACATTAGAACCAGGAATTCATACATATCAAATTAGAGTAAATTCAAACAGTAGTTTAGGTTCAGGGGGGGGATGTATTGATGTTACACAAGTAGCGTAATAATATATTTTTCAATAATAAATTAATATAAAATATAAATATAATGATAATAGAATGTAATGCAATATCTCAAAATATTAACGAATTATTAATCGCTTTCCAAGATTGTAAGAAAATTAAAAATTCTGATTTACGAAAAATGGTAGAATTAATATCTGCTGTTAATATTTGTAATAATGGAGGTCCAAATTATGATACCTTAATTACAAATGTATATAATACAAGTCAAACTGTAACATATCCTATTAATAGTTTTCATAGTTTTAGTTTAAGTATAATTTCAGGTAGTATTGTATATAATGGAGTAACCTTACCTGAAGGAGCTGTTAAAAATATAGAATACACTACTTTAAATCAAATACCAGTTTCATTTATTGTAAATACTGCAAGTCAGGTATTAGTTGAATATTTAATCGAAACAGTTTAAAATGGCTAAAATAACATCAACTTTACCTTCTAAAGGGTTAGGAATTTCGATACATAATAATTTACAAGGTTTAAACGTAGGTGATTATCAACACTTAACCGTTGCAGAAAAATCAGCGTTGGTTAGTGGTTCAGGAACTACGAATAGAATACCAAAGTTTAATAGTTCAAATACGTTAGTAGATAGTTCTATTTTAGATACGGGGAATATATTAATAGGTACTACAACAGATAACGGAGTAGACGCTTTACAAGTTACAGGAAGCGTAGGATTAAATACCGCCCCTACAACAAGCGCAGGGGGGTATGACATTCTTACAAGGAATACAAGTACAGGACAGGTTGAGAAAGTGGCTAGTAGTGTAATTGAAAACATAACTTTCCCATCTGATTTACCTATATTACATAGTACTGCGAAAAAATTGAAATTCGTAATGTACTGGCCACAATTATCTCCATATATGGATTGGTGGAAAGAATTAGACAACAATATGTTTAATTGGTCAGATATTGATAGTGACTTGTATATGATTAAATTTAGTCTAGGTGCTAATGCGGTAAGAATATTTATATATTATGATAACCAATTTAGACAAACCGGAACTTTAGGCTGGACGGATGGGGCGGGGAATCACAACCCAATTAGACTTGATCAATTAAAACAATTCATTTCGTTAGCCGAAGAATTTGAACTGGATGTCATTGTAACAATGTATCAATTACTTCCAGCATTAACTCCAGCTGACAACTGGGATTTCTTGGAAACAGACATTGAACACTATACGTCATTTCATACATGGATTTTAAATGGGATTAAAGAGCATAAAAACGTAACTTGTTACAATCTAATGAATGAACCTGATGGATATGGAGTATTTGCGGATCCAGCATTGGGTGGTAGAGTATTGACATTTTTAAATATATTAAGAAACGTAGGTAAAACAGTTGCTCCAAATTTAAAATGTATTGTTAATGCAACAACACATGACAATTCATTTAGAAGATTCCCAAATACACCAGCGGAAGCTAATAGTATCTATGACATCACAGATGTTTTGGCTCATAATTCATTTAGATGGGCAGATACAGGTGATTGGCCTGGAACAAATTTTCAAACTCAATTGGCTTATTTGAACGCGAAAAACGTTCTGAACAAACCTATTGCAATGATGGAATGCGGTTTTCCGGCTAACTATGCTCAACAATTAGTAGAAGGGTTTCCATTATTTAACGAATCTGGCGAACTCATTGAAGGTAATGCGAGTTCTACTGATGAAAGCATAGTTCCTCAAGGAAATATATTTGATAGACCTATTGGACGAGTAGGTGGTTTACCGCACACACAAGATAACCAAGCCAAAAGTGTTGGAGAAGCAATTGCAATGGCAGAAAGATATGACTTAGATGGTCTTGGAATTTGGTCAGCATTTGATCATAAAGCAAAATTTCTTATTGGTCCAAATGCCGCACCATACGTGTACCGTGACCCATTTGGACTTATTGATAAAAACAGAGTAGTGTTACCAGCAGGTAAACTATTCAAGTACGCTTTAACAGAAAAATATCCATATAATTTAAAACACAAGTTGTCCTTATCATCAGGTACAGTAGGTGGCGATGCTAGAATTAATGGACTTGGAGGATATAATACAGTAGATACAACTAAAAATACCCCCAATGGTGTTTATCTAGGTGTTGGAGGGTCTTATTGGAATTCAGAAGCGTTAGCAGTTTCATTTCCAACTAAGATAGTGTTAAATTTTACAATTAGGACAGCTTATACTCACCAAGAGCCTATGATCATAAGTATTCTTACTAATGGTAAGCAGCTTGATTTTAGATATAAAGTTTATGGAGTAAATTCTTGGCAACGATTAGATGCGACAAGCGCAGATATTGATAGAGGTTGGGCAAGCAACTCACCTGTTTTAGGAGTTGGAAATCACTCTTTAATGATAGATTTCTCCACAGTTGACTTAAGTCCTACAATAACTATCGATGGGATATTGTTAGATTATTCTGCTTCAGGAATCGAACCTTTTGATTTATGGATGTTGGCTGATGGATTTAGAATTGTAGTTAGAAATAACTCAGATTCTCCAATAGATTTAAAAGAAATCCTTGCACAAGGTACAACAGAGGGAGAAAGTATTGTTATGAACCGAGAATTTGCAAAGCCTATAATTAGAAAAGAACTTATACCAAGAAAATTGTAAAATAAAATGACAAAAACAATAGAAAATGAGTAAATTTTTAAGCCTTAATTGGCAGGACTTCCGGAAAAATATGTTAATGACACTACTAACATATGGTGGTTATTTACAAAAAAACTAAATAAAAACTAAATAAAAACTAAAATATGATAGATAGTGAAGATGCTAAAGATGTATTAGTTAAAGTTATTGATACAGAACCTAATAATAGAAGTTGGGTTTTGTCATTAATTCTAAATATAATTTTAGCAGCAGCCTGTTTTTTTTGTTATTCTAGAATGATAAATGCTGAAAATAGAGAAGTAAATTTATCTCAAAAATTAGATATTCAAAAATCTTTAAATTTAGCAGATAGTAAAGATTGTTTAAAAGCAATTAGAGAAGCTGAAAAAAATAAAGATTTAGAATGGTCTATTAAAGTAGATAATTTACAAACTATTTACAATAAAGAATTAAAAGAAAAAGCTGAAAAATTAGAAAGGCAGATTAAAGAAATTAATAAAAAAGTAGGTAGATGAAAATATATATATGTTTAATTTTAATGTTTGTAACTACAACAAGTTATAAGAAATCTGATAAAATTTCTTTTATACAAGAAAGATTTTTAATAGAAAAAAGTTTAAATCATACAGAAAAAGAAATTGAAAAAATTAATAAAATCTTAGATAATAAATATCACAAATTTAAAACTAAATAAATATTATCATGGATAAAGCTTTAGAATTAAGTGAAAAATATAAAAGTTTACTAAATAAAAATAATATTAATACATTATTAAGATTATCTCATTTTTTTGCACAATTAACTCATGAAAGTGGTTTAAAACCAATTAGCGAAAATTTAAATTATTCTGAAAAAGGTTTATTAACTATTTTTAAAAAATATTTTAATAATATTACAGCTAAAAAATATGCTAGAAACTCTGAAGCTATAGCTAATAAAGTTTACGCTAATCGAGGAGGTAATGGTAATGAAAAATCAGGAGATGGTTGGAAATATCGTGGTAAAGGATTTATACAAATAACTCTTAAAGATAATTATAAATCTTTATCTAAAGATACAGGTATTGATTATTTTAATAATCCTAATCTATTATTGACAGAAGCTGATAGTATGATTTCATCAATATGGTATTGGAATAAAATTAATGGTAATAAATATGCAGATAATGATGATTTAGATACTATTAGTGATTTAATAAATATGGGTAAAAAGACAATTAAAATTGGAGATTCGAATGGCTATATAAATAGGCGTAATCATTTGAATAAATTAAAAAAATTATTTAAATAAAAGATTATGAATATAAATTTAAAAGAAATTATAATATGGATATTAATATTAATTTTATGTTTTTTTATAGGTAGATGGACATCTCCTGTAGAAACTAAAATTGTAAAGATAACTATACCATCAACATCAGGTAATTCATCCATTATAAATAACCCTAAACCTATTATAACAATTAAAGATAGCCTAGTCTATAAAGATAGTTTAATTTATACTGATAATCCAATTAATAAACAAATCATACAAGATTATCTTGAGTTAGAAAATAGATATACTGGATTAGAATTAAAAACACAGCAGTTATTAAAATTTGTAAATCTTTCACAAATTAGAAAATATCAAATTCCTTTTGAGAATGATACTATTAAAATTATAGGAGATATAGAAGTTCAAGGTGAATTAAAATCTTTAAAATATAATTGGATAATTAAAGAAAAAACTTTTGATACTACTGTTGAAATTAAAAAACCAACAATGAATTTATTATTAGGGGGTAGTGTATCAAATAATATAGATTTAAATAAGTTTAATATTAATGCTAATATAGGTATTCAACGTAAAAATGGTGACCTTATATTAGGCTCTTATGGAACATTTGATAAAACAATTCAAGTTGGATATTTAGTTAATTTAAAACTATAATAAAAATAATTATAAAATAATTGCAATTTTATTAGGTTTTTACAAAAAAATATATTATCTTTGTAATTATTAATCAACATATTATATATGAAGCTGGAAGAAATAAAAGAATTTTTAAGAAATAAACAAGGATATATTAAATTTGGTGCTTATAAATTATCAACAATATTAGATGTTGATGAAGATTTATGTTATCAAGCATTAGGTGAAATTCGTAAAGAATTTAAAAATAAATACGAATATAAAAAACCTTTATTTGAAGATTATAAAAATAGAACTATCGATAATAAACCTAAAACAACTGAAGACGTTTTTAAAAATGCTTTTAAATATACAACATTATCTAAAACTCCTCATGAAAGTTTTATTAAAAAATCTAAAACTGGTAAAAATGTTTTAGTTATTGGTGATTTACACGAACCTTTTTGTTTAGATGGTTATTTAGAACATTGTATCAAAACCTACAGTAAATATAAATGTAATGAGGTAGTGTTTATAGGCGATATAATAGATAATCATGCTAGTTCGTATCACGAAACTGATCCAGATGGATATAGTGCCGGAAAAGAACTTAAATTAGCGATACAACGAATAAAACAATGGTATAGTGCTTTTCCAAAAGCAACTATAATCATAGGTAATCACGATAGACTTATAATGCGTAAAGCACAAACAGCAGGTTTATCGAGAATGTGGATTAAAGACTATGCTGAAGTACTGGGTACACCAGGTTGGAATTTTACAGATTCAATTGAAATAGATGACGTATTATATATTCATGGAGAAGGTGGTACTGCTAGAGCAAGGGTGCGTAGAGACTTACAATCTATTGTACAAGGTCATTTACATAGTCAAGCATATATTGATTGGTGTGTAGGTGCTAAATTTAAACTATTTGGAATGCAAGTAGGATGTGGAATTAATCATGAATCTTATGCAATGGCATATGGTAAAGAAGGTCCTAAACCTGCTATAGCATGTGGGGTAATTCTTCAAGGTGAAGTACCGATAAATATAATGATGAATTTATAAATAACAAAATATGACCCCAGCCATAACGGTCTGGGGTTTTTTATTAAATAAACATATGAAAATAAATAAAATAATTTACGATATTCGTACTGCAATAAGAGATACTGTGGATGATCAACGTTTTTCCGACAGGTATTTAATTCATCTATACAATTTAAAACGTAGTAAATACTTACGTAATGATGCTAATAATTTACAAAAATTAATAGATAATTCAATATTACAGAAATTCTGTATGGATATGGAAGAAGTATCCGTTAATGAATGTGGTTTAGACTACGATTGCGACACGATAATGCGTTCAAAGACCATTATACCAATTCCATTAGAATTACATCTTAAATCAGCTATAACAGAGGTTAAACCAACTGTTAAAATAAGTAAACCATTTAACTTTGTTAATAAAGAACGAGCTATTTGGAGTCAGTATTCACCTTTTGCAGAATCAATCTATGCTTTTTTAGATACAGATAAGTATTTGTATTTAATTAGTAAATCTGAAACAGTTAAATTAATTGACTGTATTACAGTAACAGGTATATTTGAAGATCCTTTAGAATTACAAAATTATAAAAATTGTTGTGGTTGTGAAGAACCTAAATCTTGTTTTGATATAGATGACACTGAATACCCATTACAATCACATCATATTGATTCAATAAGAGGTGAAATCATACAAACTCTTGTAGGCTCTTTAAAATTACCTCAAGATGAAATAAATAATGCTAATGATTAATCTCAGAGGAGAAGGTCGTATTAATACGGATTTTGGTATTAAAGATTATTACGATTATTATAAATCTAAATCTAAAGAACCTAAATCTAAAACTTTATTTGATAAAGTAGTTTATGATTTTAATAAAAGAATTGTAGAAAGTATTATTAATGAGGGTTTAGAATTTACACCTGTTAAAACTAAATTTACATTTTGTATTAGAAAGAATAAACGAGGTATTAAATTAGTTGATAATAAAGTTGTGAACACTCATCCTATTGATTGGAAAACTACAACTCAATTATGGGAAAATGATGAAGAAGCTAAAGATAAAAAGTTAATTATTAGATTTTTAAATAATCATACATCTAAGTATGTATTTAGAATTTTAATGTTAAAGGGTAAAGGTAGTTATTTAAATAAAAGATTTTTTAGATATAAACCGCCACGTTCTTTTCAAAGAACTTTAGCTAAAAGGATACTAAATCCAAATTTAGAAAATTATGAAGCATATAGACAATATTAAATATATAAAATTATGATGACAGGACGTACTGTAAGTATTGGAAATATACTATGGAAAGTATTAAAACAACCAATTGTACAAGATTTAAAATATGAAGATGCTGCAGAATATGCAATTGAATATTTAAGATTAATAGGCGCTTCTTTAGTTTTTGAAGATAAAGTTGAACGTATTAAACTTAATAATTATAAAGGATTATTACCTGTAAATTTAATCAATATTAAAGGAGTTGCTTATTCAGATTCTGAATGTGAAGGTGGTGTTGCTATGAGATACGCTAGTAACATTTATCATACAGATATTCAAAATAATAGAGATTGTGATGTTTTTCAAGAACACACATATATAACTCAAAATAATGTTATAACAACCTCAATGAAAGATGGTTGGGTTAATATTTCATACAGTGCATTGGCTACAGATGAATTTGGTTACCCTTTAATACCTGATAATGAATCGTTTAAAGTTGCTTTAGAATATTATATTATTCATAGAACTTTGGAAGGATTATGGTCAATGGGTAAAATTACAGATAAAGTGTTTCAATATTATGAACAAAAGCGCCATTATTATTCAGCACAAGCTACTAATTCAATGATTATTAAAAATATGGATCAAATGGAAACTATGATGAATTCAATTAATCGAATGATTTTAGATGTCAATCCACAAGAAACATTTTATAAAAATTTTGGAATAAAAGAAGTAATTAAACAAAAATAATTATGACAAATAAATTTATTACACATAGTTATGTAGGAATGCAAAAAGATATTTCAAATAGTAAATATCAACCAAATTTTTATTATGATGCAAAAAATATAAAGATTAATGCTACAACCGATCAAAGTACTTCATCAATTACAAATGAAAAAGGTAATAGTTTACTATTTTCAATACCGATTCCTATAATTAATTATGAGACTAATGTAATTAATTACGCTAGTAAAACATTATCTTATACAACTTCTGAAATTATAGGAGATAATCAAAGTTCAATTCAGTATATAATTGGTAACACTACTTATAGAGAGGGTGCTATATTATTTACAACTGATAATTTAGGGTGTGATTGTGTATGGAAATTTAGATTTTCAGATAATGATTTAGAGTTATTGTATTTAAGAAACATGGGCTTTAGTACATCTAGACCCATTCAAGCTATTAATAATTTTGAAAATATAAATATTGATAAAGTATATTGGGTAGACGGTTTAAATCAATTAAGATTTATAAATATAGAACATTCAATAATTAATGAAGATTTAGAAGAATTAATTGATATACCATTAAGTGTTATAAATATGGTTGGTAAATCTACATTAACACAGCCTGTTATAACTAATATATCTGTTGGAGGAATCCACACTTCTGGTAGAATTCAATACGCATATAATTTATATAGATTAAATTCTTCTCAAACTAAAATAAGTCCTTTTAGTGAACTAATATCTTTAGACAAAGGTGCGTTAGGTGGAGGTGAAATAAATGAATCAGTTAGTTCAGCACCTATTATAACTATTACTAATATTGATACATCATATACTAATATTAGAATATATGCTATTAAATATACGTCTTATAATGAAATACCAAGTATATCATTAATTGATGATAGGGCTATACCATCAACTGGTATTATTGAAATATTTGATGATGGTAATATAATTAGTACATTATCTTTAGAAGAGTTTATATTTTTAGGTTCGGATATAATAATACCAAAACATATTAACACAAAGTTTAATAGATTATTTTTAGCAAATTATAATGAAATAAATTTTAATGTAGATATCGATACTAAAGCATATTCTTTTGCCCCAAGTGGTGAATCTATTATATACAAAGATTTATTCTTAGATGGGAATGTTCCAAATGGAACACCTTTCATAATAGTAAATGATATTGATTATGATAACCCAGAACTTATTAAACATGATAGTGTAAACTTAAATTATAATGTTTATAAATACCAAAAAGACGGAATTACATTAGGTGGAGAAGGTAAATATTTGAAATATAAATTAACTCAAGATACAGTTTATAATAAAAATAATCAATATTTTAAAGATGATGAAATATATAGAATAGGTATTGAGTTTTTTAATAATTATGGTCAATTTTCACAACCTAAATGGATTGCTGATTTTAGAGCACCAAGTGGTAATTTAACTGGTAATTATAATACTTTAGAAGTTACTTTAAAACCAGAATTATTTAGTTGGTTATCTACAAATGTATTTGAATCAGATTATCAAAAACCTATTGGTTATAAAATTATGATAGCTGAACGTACAATTAACGATAGAACCATTATAGCCAATGGATTAGTTAGTCCAATGATGGTTAATGATAAATCAAATGAAGATATACCTATTGATTATTCTAGTGTAAGTGATGTAAATTATGTTAGAGATAAAGCTAAAACATTACCTAAATTACCAAATTTTACAACTAGAAATTGTAATACATTTAGCAATTATGGATTAGTTCAACCATTATATAAAGCTAAACATTTAAAAGATATGAATACTCTTCGTAATTCACCTGATACTGAAATACAAAGAGCAGATGTTGGTTCAGATACTTCTGGTAGATTATATCAATTTAATTCAATGTTACAACTATATTCACCAGAAGTAATGTTTGGGAATACAGTTTCAGTTTCTGATAGTACTAAATTAAGGGTTAAAGGTTCATTGAAAAATAATATAAATAATTCATGGAGTAGGAAATACGAAGCTTCTCAATCTATTATTTTAGATGAAGTTAAAGCATTAGGTGGATTAACTCAAGCTTATTCAACATCATTTGATCCAATTCTTGGGGAAGCTGCTGCACCATTAAATATGGGGTTGATATCTCATCCAGCGGATTCTAATCCAGATAGAGTTACTCATACAATGTTTCATAGAGGTTATGGTAATTTAGAACCTGAACTTGGAATTAATGATTTGTTTACACCTTCAATTTCTGAAACAATTTTGGATATTTATGGAAAACCAGAAGTGACTGAAAAAGGTCAATCTGGTACAAATTATAATAATGATCCAAATTACAGATATGTAAATTCACTACAAGGTGTATTAACAGACGCTAATACTTATTTTGATAATGATGGTAAATTTCAAAGAAGAATTGTATCTATAAATAGTTATGGTAATAGATGTATTACAATTGTACCAGGATTAAATAATCCATCAATAAATCATTGGGATAGACCTAAATTAGAATCTATATTTTTAAGTACAGGTTTAAGTGGTGACAACAATGGTATAATAGTTGAACTTATAAAAAATGATAATGAAATTTATTTAGGTAATATATATGGAGGTAATAGTTATGAAGATAAATTAAGAACTAATTATATTGAAATTGGAACATTTAAAGAATTAAATTCATTAGATACAACTATAAATATATCATCACCTGGTGACACATACGTTAATACTTTTACTTTTGCTAGAATTGTTAGAACAGATGTTGATATTATGGCGGAAGGAACATATGTATTAGAAGAGATTGTTCAATTTATAACTGAAACAACTATAGATTTAAAAAATAGAAATGATTTAAGTTTGCAACCTTGGGATGCTAGATTTCAACCTTATGATTCAGAGTATCACAAATATAATAAAGTTTATTCCCAATTACCAAATTTAGCACAAAGAAGAAGTGTTGATTATAATACAAAACGTTTTAATAATTTTGATACAAATGTAATTGCTACTAAAGTCAAATCTGCTGGTGAAATTATTGATAATTGGACTGATATTCAAACTAATGAAGTAATTACTTTAGATGGTAAACATGGATCAATTAATTCATTAACTAGTTTTAATGATGAATTATATACCATTCAAGATAAAGCTTTAGCATTTCTTTCTATTAACCCTAGAGTTCAAGTTCAGGGTCAAGATGGTTTAGCTATTCAATTGGGTAGTGGTAGTGTATTAGATAGATATAAATATATATCTACTGATTCTGGAACATTAAATAAATGGAGTGTGATAACTAGTCCTCAAAGTATGTATTATTATGATACTTTAAATAGTTCAATAATGTCATTTAAAGGTGGTTTAGAGAACTTAACTGACTTCAAAGGTCTACATACATTCTTTACAAATAATATATCATCAGAGGTTCTTAAAATTGATAATCCAATATTAAAAACAGGTGTATCTTCAGGGTATGATTATAGCAATCATGATTTATTTATGACATTTAATCAAACTGGTAAACCTTCTTTTACATTATCATATAATGAAACTAGAAATCAATTTATATCATATCATGATTATTTACCAAGTAATTATATCAGTAAAGGTGATTATACATTTACAACTAATCCTTTAAACACATCTATTTACAGACAAGGTATAGGAAATTATAATAATTTTTATGGAGTAAACTATTCATCATATGTCGTATTAAATGTAAATCCTGAAGTTAATATGGATACAGTATTTGACAACATAATGTATAAATCAGAAGTTTATCTCAATGATGTGGATCAACCTAATAAAACCTTAACTAAAGTTAGGCTTTATAGTGAATATCAAGATTCTGGTTTAATACCGTTAACATTAAGCAGAACAGGTAATCTTAGAAGAAAGTTTAGAGATTGGAATGCTATTTTACCTAGAAATCAAGGTTCTAGAGAAAGAATTAGAAACCCTTGGGTTAAATTAGTATTACAATTTGATAATACTTCTAATTATAAATTAATATTACATGATGTGATAATTTCATATTCTGTATAAAAATAACACTAAAGGTATAGGTAATATTTTAAAGAATATAATCTATACCTTTTTTTGATTATAAAATATACAATAATTTACTAGGAATAATTAATTTGAAATCGTATCTTTGTAATCCAACAAAGATAATCGTAAAATATACATAAATATGTTACAACCAAAAAAGAAATCAACAAACTCAGAAATTAAAAATAGTGATATTTTTTATAAAGAATATTTATCTTCACCAAAATATAAAGAAAGATTAATAAAACAAAAATATAATAATCCAGATAAAGTAATAAATGATAGAAAATCACAGTCTTCTAAAACTAAAATAAATGAGATACCTTATTTAGGACAATTTACTTCAAAAAATACAGGTTCTTATTTTATTCCAGAAAATAATACAATTGATTATGATGCCTTTGATTTAAAATTATATCCAGGTTCAAATAAAGAAGATATTATAGTTCACGAACGTTCTCATTCAGCTGGGGCTTTAAAATATAAAAAAAATAATAATTTAACTTTGAATGAAAATGAAACAAAAGATATAAATAATAAAAATAAAATTAAAGGTGACCACGAAAAGAATGCTTGGGAAGCTAAAGCAGATATGGACGTTTTAAGATATTATTTAAAAAAAGATAATATTTATGATACAGGTACTCAAGATTTTACACCTGAGTTATTAAATAAATCTAAAAATAAATATAAAGATAATACAACAATTAAACGATTTTTAGATCGATTTTCAGATAAAGACGCTATATATTTAATGAATAATATAGCAATGAATAATGAACAAAAAAATGAACAAGTAATTTCCGCATATGGAGGTGAAATAAATACAAATATGAATAGATATGCACAAGGTGGAGATCTTACTCAATTTAATACTGGAGGAACTCATGAATCTTCCCCAATAGGTGGAATCCCAATAGGTAACAATAACTTTGTAGAACAAGGTGAAACTAAACAGGATAACTTTATTTACAGTAATAGAATATTTTTAGATGAAAATGTAATCTCTCAATATAATCTACCTAAATCTTTAATTGGTAAATCTGTAGCAGATGCTACTAAATTAATAGATAATAAATTTAAAGGTAGGAATGATAAGATTTCACAATCTACTAAAAACTCAATGTTATCTAAAATCGCAGAAGCTCAAGAATCTATGAAACCTCAAGAACCTGAAATGGAACAATCACAAGAGGGTGATGAGCAACAACTTCCTGAAGATATGATTGATTCTAATCAAATGGCTTGGGGAGGGTTTACAGATAGTACAATAGGTCAAGGTTTTGGTGAAGAAGCTACTGGTGCACAAAAATCTGCAGCATTAAGCGCGGGATTAGGTGTAGCAACAACTACTTTGGATTTAGGTAATGTTGCTTTTGGTAAAGCTGCTCAAGATATATCTGGTACGGCTGAATCAGGAAGAGTTGGCGGAGTTGGAATGATAGGTGGTTCAGCAATTAAAGGTGCTAGTGCTGGTGCAGCATTTGGGCCATTAGGTGCAGGTATCGGAGCAGCTGTAGGAGGTTTGGCAGGTTTAGCAGGTTTAGGTAAAGCTCGTAAAGCTGAAGCTTTAAATACTCAACGATTTGCGATGAATACTAATAGAAGTTTATCTGATAATTATTCTGCAATGGGTGGTAGAATAGATCCTAAAAAACCAACTGAGCAAACTGTAAATACTCTTCAAAGAGGTATAGATGTAGCTCAATTGATTGGTCAAAAATTTTTTAAAAAAGGTCCATTATCGATTGTTCCAGGAACTGTTGGTTCAGCATTTGGAGTACTTGATTCTTTTCAAAATAAAAGAAATATTAATCCCGCAGATGTAATAGGACTTATTCCAAATCCTGTTACTCAAATATTATCTGAAACAATAGATCAGGGTGCTCGTGAGAAAAGAATGACGCATGAATTTGCAGAAAAGTCAAGAAAAATAAATCCTAAAATAGAACTTAAAGAGACAGAAAATACAATAAAAGATACTTTTGGAAAAAGAAGTTATGCTGAAGGAGGATTTATTAAGCAATTTGCATATGATGATAAAATGAATCAAATGGAAGATGGTGGTTATTATGATAAAAATAATCCTTATTTTATGACAAATCCAGGACAAATAATTCCAAATAACCAACAAACAGTATCTTCAAGTCAAAAAGTTCCTTTTCCTAAACCACCAACAGCTGATTATGATACTAATATTATTAAAAACGTACATGATGCAATAGGAATAACTCCAAGTATGCCAGGATATGGTAAAGAATGGGGTAAAAAAAGTAATCAAGCTTATTATAATAGTGTGATAAACGATAAAGAATCTATGAAAAATAATCCTTCATTTGGAAAAGATTTTAAAACTATGACACTTACAAAAAACCAAATGTTACAACCAAATTTTCCAGAATCAGCACAAAAAAGATTTGGATTAACAAAAGAAGGTTATAAATTTACTCCAGAAACTCCAATCATTCCTCAAAGAGAAGATCCTATTATAACTCCAACTCAAACTAAAGCTGGATTTGAAGCTTACTACGCTAACGCTAAACAAATTGAAGATACTAAGAAAAATAGAACACTTGTAGGTAAAGGTTTAAGTTATGCAAATGATAATCTTGGTAATTTAGCAAGATATGCTCCAATTGCAGCAAATGCTTTACAATTAGCACAACTTAAAAAACCTCAAGGTGAAAGATTAGATAGATTAGGTAATCGTTATAAACCTGAATATGTAGATGAAGCACAATTGCAAAATATTGCAAATCAAACTATGAATAATTCAGTTAATGCTATTGGTCAATCTGGTGCATCTCAAGGTCAATTAAGGTCTTCTATTATAGGTTCTCAATTACAACGAACTAAAGCATTATCTGATAGTTACGGTCAAGCTGCAGCTCAAAATAGAGCTACTAATGATAGAGCTCAAACATTTAATTTAGGTGTAGATAGTGCTAATTTACAACAATCTAATTCTGAAAAAGATATTAATGCTAGAGACCAAGCTGCTTATAGAAATGCTAAAAGAGAATATATAACAGGTATTGGTGAAGGAATTGGAGATATTGGTAAAGAACAGACTCAAAAAAAGATAATTGCTAAAACATTGGGTTATAAATGGGATGGAGAATATGTTAAAAGTCCCGATGGAACAGTTGTAACAGATCCTGATACTGGTAAACCTATGACTGGAGAAAAATTAAAAGAATTACAATCAACTAAGGATAAAAAAGCATTAGGTGGTTATTTAATAAAAAATAAAGTAAAATAATGAATAGATACGATACCGCAAGTGTTGCTAAATTTTCACCATTATCTTTTCAGGAATTATCTGCTGCACCATTAGCAATGCGTCAAAAACACGATAGTTTAGATGCTCAAAGAGAATTATTAAGACAAGGATTAGCTAAAACTAATCCTCACGAAAAATATTATGAAGAAGCAGTTAGATTAAAAGATGAATTAAATAATCAAATAACCTCTCAAGCTGAATTATTAGCTAAAGAAGGTGTTAATCCAAATAGTCAAGCTGATTTTTTAAAATTAAATCGCGATTATCAAGAAACAATGTCACCTACTGGTAAATTAGGTATGATAAATGCTCACAATGTTAATTTACAATCTACTTATAAAAATTATATTGATGAAGCAATTAAAGCTAATCAATCTCCAGCAATGGCTAAATTACACGCAGATATGGCAATTAAAAAACATCTTCAACAACCTTTATATGATGAAAGAGGTAGAGTAGTTGATTTTAGTGCTGGTAATGCTGCTCCAGAATATATGGATAATATTAAATGGATCAATGATTTAGCCGCCAATGTTGGTTTTGACAAAACTAGCTGGGCTCAAGCTAGTAGTGGCTTAAGTAAAAGTAATGACGGTACTAGATTTGTAGTTAATTCTAGTGCTAAAGGATTAACTAAAGACAATGTTGAAAGATTAAATAGATTAGCAGAAAGAGCTAATAGTGAAGTATCAAATCCTACTAGTAGAATTAGACAAAATATTGATTATAATTTTCAAAATCCACAAACAGAATTAAACAATATGTTAAATCATTTATATTCTAAACGTGAAAGAGAAGATGGTGTAACAGATAGAAGTTATTCTAAAGATAATCTTAATTGGAGTGATAAAGGAAAAGATAAGTTTAAAGATTCAGAATTACAAGGTTATAATTTAAGTGATGGTAAAACATTTGCAACAAATACTAATTTAATGAAAGAGGCTGGTTTAATTGGTGGAGGGTTTGATCAATTTACACCTGAAGAAAGAGCTAAACAAAGTGGTATTAATGCTCCATTATTTAAAGTTAATCCTACAGCTCAGTCTACGTCTACAACTAGATCCCCTGAATGGAAAAAATTAGCAAGTTCTATAAATAGAACGCTACCTTCTAATCAACGTTTTAAAGAAGGTTCTAAAGAGGAAGAGTCTGCAGTTAAAAAGTATTTAACTAAGTATGGTAATACCACAATTCAAAATAGAGTTGTAGACCCTTATAGTCACAACACAGGATTAATGTTTGCTGATGAAACTTTAAAAGACGTTACAAAAGCTCAACAAAATCTATGGAAAAGAGTTAAAAATGGTTCTTCTACATTAGTAGATGATGAAGGTAAAGAATACACTAAAGACGAAATTGCAAAAATTTCTAAATTTTCGTATGACGGAGATTTAACAGCAGACTCAAACGTAAGCGTATTTACAAAAGATAAACGAAAAAATTATATACCTCATTTTGGAACAATAGTTATAGGTACTGGAGATGATGCTAAACTTAAAAATGTTTATGTTTCTAGAAATTCTGATGATTTTGAAAAACCTCAATACAAGGGAGCGGTTGATAAAAATAAAATTAACAATATTGTAAAATCTGGACCAAATAGATACCATACTTTTAAAGTAGACGGTATAAAAGCTTTTAAAAATTATGGAATGAAAAATGTGGAAATGAAATATAATGAAGAAAGTAAATCTTATGATTTAAGTTTTATTGATCATAAAGGTCAAAATAGGGATTTAAAATTTCAAGACGATGAAAATGGTACTGCGGAAGCTCGTTTAAGTGAATTTTTAATAGAAGGTAATTAATTATGTTAAATAATAGAAAAAATATATATCCTAAAAAAGATTTAGATGCGGCTCTAGAAAAAATTCACAAAGTAGATAAAAAAACTAAACTAGATGCTTATTTAAATGAATCAGAAAACAAAACTTTCAGAAGTAATACAATTGGTAAATCTGATTATGATAAAAATTTAAATTTAGAAAATATTGATACTACTAATGAACAAACTATTGACACATCTATTAATGAACACCGCGCTAACGAACAATCTTGGCAAGCTCATTTAGGAATTGGTGCAGTTAGAACTGTTGCTAAAGCAGCTACAGAAGTAGCTAAACTTCCTGGAGTAATTGGTGGTATTGCAATGTCACCATTTGCTGATGAAAACGAAGGTTTTGAAACAGCATTTAACAATCAATGGATTAAATTCTTTGATGGTTTAAATGAAGATGTTAAAGAAGCTTTACCTGTTTATATAAAAGAGTCTGTTAAAAATGGTGATTTCTTTACAAAAATAGGTTCTTCTGCGTTTTATGCCACAGAAGGTGCTGATGGTGCGGGATTTATGTTAGGGGCTATGGCCCCTGGTGCATTATTTAAATTGTTTGGTGGTGCAAACGCATTATTTGGAGCATCTATTAAAGCTGCTAAATTAGCTAAATATGGTGAAGGAATTGAAGCTGGTAGAAAAGCTTTAAAAGCTGCTAATATTACTATTAAAAATATTGACCAATATATGATACCTGCTTTTAATACCATTGCTGAATCTGGCGCAGAATCTAAAGGAGTTTGGGATGGTATGGAATCTAGAAAAGGTGACGCTCATAAAGAATATATGAGTAAATTAGATCCAAATAATTCTAGATACCAACAAGCAATATCTTTAAAAAATGAACAGTTAGATCAATTAAGACGTTCTGGTGAAATATCAATAGAAGAATATAATCAACAATCTGCAAATATAGGTACGGTTGTAGCTGAAGAAATGTTTGAAAAAGATTTTAAAGAACAAAAAGCTTTAGCTGCTCAAAATTCATTTTTTAAAAACGTAGTTATAGTAGCAGGTCCTAACTATATCCAAGCTAAGTTATTATTTGGTAAAACCCCATCTAAAGTTTTATTAGATAAAATTGGTGGTCTTGGTGAAAAAACTATTAAAAATACTGTTAAACAAGGTGTTAAGAATTTTGCTAAAGGATTTGCATCAGAAGGAGCTGAAGAAGTTGGTCAAACAGCAGTTGAACATAGAAATATTGAACAAGGTTTAAAATTTAAACTTGGTGATGATATGGGTGATGATTATAATCCGTTAACCTTTGGGGAAGACTTTATTAAAACTTTAGGAACTACAGAAGGTCAAATTGCTGGATTTTTAGGTGGTATAATGGGAGCACCAATGTCAGCAGTAGGTGGTTATAAACAAGATGTTCGTGATAGAAAACAAACTGAAAGACTTCGTGAAAAAATCAATGGTGCTTCTACAGCTTACGCAGATATTAAGAATACTAATATTTACGAACAGGAAGAATATACTAATCCTGAAACAGGTGAAGTTGATTTTAGAGATAAAGAAGTTGATGGTAAAAAAGTATTTATACCTGAAAATGTTGCAAAAGTTAAAAAAGCTTTAGATTTAATTGAAAGAGACTCTCAAATTTATGATAAAGCAATTGAAGAAGGTGATACTGAAACAATTGAAATGTTAAAAGGTAAAGCTGAGTTCAATCTTATTAATAAATTTATAGGTGAAGATGAAGTTACATTAGATGCTTTAGGTGAATATTTAAAAGTAGCATTTCCTACTCAAAAATCTGAAAATATTTCTGAAGAACAGATTAAATTAAATAAGGAAAATCTTGAAAGAGTTGATAAAATAATGAAAAAAGCAACCTCTCTTCAAAAAGATTTAACTTCTTATAAAGATATGGCTGCTTCACTTATTAGAATTAATAATCCAGAAGTTACAGAAAAACATCTTACAGATTTTATGAATAGAGTAGCTAATACTTTTATATCTGAAAGAGCTGAAGAATTTGATGCTAAAGATAAATTAAATAAGTTAGAAAAACAAAAATCGGATTTATTATCTAATTCTACAGTAATTGAAATTGATAATCCTAATTATATTGAAGGAATAAGTTCTGAATTAGATAAAACAACTAAAACTAGAAGTAATAATCCTAGATTAGATTTAATTAATTCTCAAATCGCTAAAGTTAAAGAACAACTTAAAGATTTTGAAGAAGCTACAAATAGTACTATATGGGATAATGAATATTTAAATAATAAAATTAGTAATGAAGTTAAAGTTAGACAAAAACTTCAAAAAGCTACATCTCCAGAAGTAGTTGAAAAAGCTGATGAAGTTTTGCAAACAATTAATAATGCAACAACTCCTGAAGAATTAAATAATCTTCCTAAAACTAATACTCCAGCAGATACAGTAATTCAACAAAAAGCTGATAAAAAGAAAACTGAATTAAAAGCTGCTAAAGAAGCTGAAGAAGCTGGTGTTATAACTAATGCTAAAGAAGATGATAATGCTTTTAATGGTACATCTACAACAGAAACTCATTCAACAGAAGGTTCTGATATATCTGATGAATTAACTCCTCAAACAGGTGAAAATACAACAGAAGAAGATGATAAGGAATCTAAATTAATAAATCCAACACAAGGTAAAGGTGTAAAACTTATTAGTTATGATAGGAAAAATAATGAAGTTTTTAGTTGGATTAAAGAACAATTTCCTGAAGGTTTAGCTTTTGAAAGAAATCCAATTAATAAAATAGGACAAGAAGTTAGTTTTGAAATTAATGAAAATCCTACTGGTAATAGTTCTGTTTTAGAAATTGAAAAAAGAAGAAAAAATGATATTGAAAGATATGATGAAAGTGATAAAAGAGGAATAGAAAAAATAAATCCTGATGCGGAAAGTACTAAAGGTTCACCTTTTAAAGTTGGAGCTAAATGGAATGATGGATATAAAGTAATTATTAATAGTAGTACTGCTGATGAAAACTATATTGGAAGGGATGACCCTTATATTGTTATTTCTAAAATAATAAAACCTGCACAATTTGACGAATCTGGAATAATGA